GCCGTTGCCATGTTTCAAAACGGCACAAACCTTGTTACACGCAATGAGTACGTTACCTGCAGCAATATAACCCGACATGAAAGATAAACCCGACATGAGACCTTGCCCCAAATGCGGCGTAGCAACCTTTGCTTACAACGCTAATAAAACGCACAAACGTACTTTATATTTCCACCCGGGAACCTGCAAAAAGGAGGCTTATAAACATGGCATTTAACATAGACAACTACGTAGACGTACCAACACGCCTAAAAGAAGCATTGCTAAAACACCCAAACCTACGCATACAAGAAACAGCCGCCGAGGTTGTAACCATGCCCGACGGAAGCACGTTTTACCGTTGCACCGTTACCGTTTGGCGCGACGAAGCCGACCCAATTCCTGCAATAGCAACCGCAGCCGAACCATACCCCGGCAAAACGCCTTACACTAAAAACAGTGAATTTATGGTAGGTATGACAAGCGCGTTAGGCCGTGCGTTGGGTTACATGGGTTTTGGCATTAGTAAAAGTATTGCTTCACGTAACGAAATTGAAGCCCGGCAAACAGGTAAAAGCGCGGACGCACAAATAGCACCTATTAGGCGCGAACAGCCCACAACCACACACACGCGCGGCGCAAGCCAAAAGCAAGTGTATTTTATTAAATCATTAGCTAAAGGCGCGGGGTTTGACGAAGCCGCGTTACATGATTACATAGCGGCCACCTTAAATAGTGACGCGGTAACGCTTGAAACGTTAAGCCCTGACCAAGCGACGCAAATGATTGACGCTTTAAAACAACTACCAAGCAGTAAGGCAGACTAATGCTATTAGGCAACTTAATAAAAGTATTGCGCGACATAACAGAGCTAATAGAAACAATACAAAAACAGCCCGATTTTATAGGCAAAGACGAAGTAGAACAGTATTTACGTTGGGCCGCTAAACATTTAGCAGACGAAATATGGCAAACCGTTACATATAAGAACTACAACAAATGACATATGTAATGTTTAATGTTGTGGGCATTGTCGTTGGTGTTTGGGCCACGTTGCTAGTTATGTTGTGGCAGGGTAAGTAATGAACGAAGCCGCGTTTAAAAACAGTGTTATAGATATTGCTACCCGTTACGGTTGGTTTGTACACCATGACTTACCGGCAATGAACAGGCGCGGCCAATGGGCAACACACATACAAGGTAATAGCGGTTTCCCCGACCTAGTTCTATTAAGCCCAAAGGGTGTGCTAGTTTTCGCAGAACTTAAAACAGATATTGGACGTTTAAGCAAACAGCAAGAGCAATGGTTAGACCGGTTAGATTTATCGGCTTGCATTGTGCAGGTATGGCGACCTAATCAAATGCCAACAATTATTAAGTTTCTAGCCACCGCCTAGCGTTGGACTAGCCAAGCCCTAAGCCCGTTGCACGGCAGTTGGGAACATACGGCAACGTAGGTAGTGCGCTATGCCCGTAATCATGCGCGACGAAGTGACCGGGCCAATGGCGCTGCAGGCTGTAAACATAATCAGCCAATACAAGTAAGTGGGTACGGGTTAGGGCAACCCCGTGGGTGGGGCTTTAACTCATTAGGCTTTCAATACAGCAAGCAAGACATACACATAACAAACAAACGTTAAAGGATTAGCCCGACATGATTAGTAACCAACAGCACCAACAGCAAGGCGCTTGCGCCGCGCTAGCACAAGCCGTAGGCGCGTGAGTAATGCCAAGTAAACACAAAGGCAGCAGGCCACGCAACCAAGCAGAATACAAACGCAACAAACTAATACTGTTACAAGAAAACCCGTTCTGTTTCTATTGTGGTAAACCTGCAACCGAGGCCGACCATGTAATAGAGGTAGACCGTTGGCCCCAAGGGCAACCCGGAGTAAACAGCCTTGAGAACTTACGAAGTGCATGCCGTGGTTGTAACGCAGCACGCGGGAATAAATACAGAGCTGCAAGAGACGCAGGAAACTACGTCGTAAAACCCAACACCAGTAAGGAAAATAAAGACAAACACTCACAGCGTTTTTTTACACAGCCGACAGAAGCCCCCGTCTCTACTAATCCTATATCCCATAAGGGTTTGCGCGAACTGGCAACGACTGGCCGCTATCAGCCGAGACTAGAAACGACTACGCACAGTGGGCACCAATCACGCGCGGCTGATATAGCTGATTTTGCGGAGAGGGTTTTAAACATGCCTTTGATGAGTTGGCAACGTCATTGTTTAGAGGGTTTAACGGCTTTTGATGATGACGGAAAATGGTTACACCGAATTGGGCTTATTAGTGTTGCGCGTCAGAATGGCAAAAGCCTTTTATCGTCTGCCGTTATTGGGCATTGGTTGACAAAGGAAACAGAGCTACGCGGCCAACCGCAAACCGTAATTAGTGTGTCGCACAAACTTGACTTAACCGCCGCGCAATTTAATTACCTTGCCCCAATTCTTGAAGCCAAGTTTGGTGCAGAGGTTTCATGGTCTTATGGCCGGCAAAAGGTAACTATGCCTAATGGCAGCGTTTGGCATATTCGCGCCGCTACCCCGGCAGCCGGTCACGGTTACAGTTGCGACCTAATCACGGCAGACGAAGTATGGCAAATATCAGAGGCCGCCATAGACGACGGTTTGCTTCCGTCTCAACGTGCCCGGCGTAACCCTTTGTGCTTGCTTGTGTCCACGGCGGGTACGCAGGAAAGTACGGCGCTGTTGCGTTGGCGTGACCAAGGCTTAAAAGCAATAGACACAGGCGAAAAAACAAATTTGTATTTTGCCGAATTTAGCCCGCCGCCAACACTTGACCCTATGACGGTTGAGGCATGGGAATACGCCAACCCTGCCTTAGCGGGTGGCCTAATTGAAATGGACGTAATCCAAGGCGAAGCACAAGGCCCTAACCGCAGCGCGTTTCTACGTGCGTCGGTAAACCTATGGCAGGCCGTGTCTAATGGTTGGTTAGCGCCGGGCGTTTTTGAAGCTTTAAGCACAGAGGAAAAAGCGCCGCCGGGCGGAGTGCTTGCCGTTGAAATGGCGTTAGACGAAAGCACGTATACAGCCGTGCGCGCCGTTCAAGTAGATAATAAAACCCATGTTGTTTTGGCGTTTGTTGCCGAAACCGTTACCGAATTGTGGGAAAAGGTAGAACAGCAAATAGCGGAAAACCCTAATTTAAAATTGGCTATTGTGCCCGTTTTAGAAAATTCTTGTCCGTTGAAATACGAAACTAGGCGCGTAATTGTTGGCTATAAAGAGTTGTTGAAATGGACTAGCGCGGTACGTGCCATGATTTTAGAAAACAAACTTACGCACAACAACCAACAGCTACTAAATAGCCATGTTGAACGGGCCGTACTGATACGCGAAAAAAACGGTATAACGGTTAGCAGTTTGAGAAGCCCCGGGCCCATTGAAGCTTGCCGTTGTATGATTTGGGCGGCAGCGTTGGCGGCCCGTCCACAAGCGATAGGTAAACCCGTAATTGTTACGAATTACCGCTAAAGTCGTTTTGGCATTAGTCGGCTTGCTTTCCGTCGGGGATTGCACGGCGCCGGCTAGTGCCACCTAAAACCCCGAGATTGTGACACAATAAAACTATGGCGATTTTTAATAAGAAACCCGAACCTACAAAGGTTGTTAAAGCCGCTGCAGGTAGCAACGCCGGCGCGTCACAAATTGGCAATTTTTATGCGTATTCAGACGGTGTTACGCGTAGCCGTTTTATGCAAGTGCCTACTATTTCGCGCGCGCGTGACCTTATGGCAAGTGTTATTGGTTGCTTGCCGTTGGTCATGTACAAAGAAATGTGGAACGGCGACGAAATGGAAAAGGTGCCCGAAGCGCCGCGTAGTTGGTTGCGTCGCATTGACAAAGGCGTTACGAATAACTTTATTCTAAGTTTTACATTTGATGATTTATTATTTTATGGGCGCGCGTTTTGGTATATAACCGAAAGAACAGCCGACGGCTACCCGTCAGCGTTTACGCGTTTGCCTGCCGCGATTGTCACAACACAAGACCAAGCCCAAGGTAACGGCGTATGGTTTGGCCCGTCTAAACAAATTTTGTTTCAGGGTTTACCTATCCGTTGGGAAGATTGCGTACAATTTTTAAGCCCAATACAGGGCCTTATTTACACCGGTGCAACGTCAGTAGATACCGCGCTAAAACTTGAGCAAGCAAGAAACCGTAACGCTTCAAGTTTGCAACCTGCAGTAACTTTGCGCCAAGTTGGCGGAGAACCTATGTCACCGCAAGAATTGCGCGACCTTGCAGCGGCCTACGACGAAGCGCGTTTTGCGTCGGCCACAAGTGCGGTAAACGAATTTGTAGAGGTAATTCCAAACAACGCAACACCGGACAAAATGCTACTTATTGACGCCGCCGAATATCAGGCTAAAGAAATCGCCCGTATCGCAAACGTTCCCGCGTACCTCGTTTCCGTAAGCATTGGAAACTACTCTTATGTTTCAAGTAGCGAAGCGTCGCGCGACCTTTACACGTTCGGCGTAAAACCGTACATAGATTGCATACAAGAAACACTTAGCGCGGATAACATTTTGCCTAGGGGTACCGGTGTTATGTTTGATATTGAAAGCTACCTAGCCAACGAATACGACA